CTGATGTTCCACCTAATTTTAATCTTGTTTGACCTGTGCCAGATCTACCAGTAGCACCTTGGATACCTTGTATACCGATAGATGCAAAATAGTTGAAGCAATTCAACCACTCTACACGCATACCATTAGTGACCTTTACACCAACCTGATTAGGTGTAATGAATGTGCACTCATTAAACAACACAGAACCGTGTTGTGATGCAGATGCTAAGTTTGCACCATCTAATTTAGCACCACGTCCTGCATCTCCTTGTGCATATCCATAAGGATCAGATCCAGATACTACACTACCTTTTGTTAATACTGTTATTCTTTCTAGATATGGACTTTGTGTAGAGTCCATGTTTGATACTACAACAAATGCATATCCTTCATCAGCACCACTGTTGTAGAAAAAATCTTTGATTGTTAAGTCGGAAACATGACAGTCTCCAGATAATATAAATGCGTTATTATCGTTAGTTCCGCTTGTTGGTTTTACAGATGTTGATCTTAAATTAGTTCCACGCAATGTTACACCGTCACCAACGGTCATTGGGAATGCCTCTTGGTATTCGCCAGGTGCAACGATGACTGTATCACCAGATGTAGCAACTGATAATGCCTTTGTTATAGTAAGGAATGGTGTGTCTGGGTGTTTACCATTACCACCACCATTGGCAAGATTATCATTATTAGAACCTACTGTAGCAACATAGAAAGTATTCCCCTGACCATTCGTTATGTCAGTGGAAAGCATGGTAGTAACCACCTCACCCGTATTGGGTTTCTGGTTTGCCACCTCTATTATATTCGATCCGTTTCTAGCGTATAATTTTTTATCCGCTATATTAAGAGCGACCTCACCATCTTCTAGGTTAGAAGTCGTCGGGACTGCTGCTGCTGTCGTCGATCTCTTTAGCTTGATTCTCGTTGCCATCTAGAGCATTCTCAGATTGTTGGTCAGTATTCATACTATTTAACTGAGTTTGTAAATCTTGGATTTGTGCCTCCATCATTACATTTATCAGTGTCAATTCAGAAATTTTCTTTTGTAGTATAGAAATAACAATTTTTGCGTCCATAATTCAAATAAGTTTTAGAACGTTCCCCCGTCGATAGTGTCAGTCCATACAGGAACGCCTCCTGCAGTTACCGTCAATACTTGGAAAGATGTTGTTGCATCAGATCCTGTGCCAGGTGATGCCATGTTTGCCTCTGCAGTTACCTGTAAAGGACTTGTTCCTGCACCATAGACAATACCATTTGAGGTAAATGTCCCTACTCCAGTTCCACCATACTGAACCTCAAGGTCAGTATCAAGTTCTAAATCACCTAGTAATACGGTTCCACGGTTACCTGTGACACCGAATACAGTGTTTGTATCTGTTGCATCTTCAATGAATGTCCATGCACCTAATCCATCAGCACCACCTGTGCGGTCATAACCGAAGAATCCAAACTTGTTAGTTCCAGAAGCATTGTAGTGAACCTTAACACCACGATCTAATTGATCATCAGCACCACTCACAGTAACAAGAACAGAGTCATCTGCCATTGTTTGTGAAAGGTTATTACTTAAAGTAAGTGTTTTTGTTCCTACGTTAATAGCAGAAATTGTTGTGTTACTAGGAATACCAGTTACTGAGGAGGTAACTGTGTCACCAACTTGTAATTGATCTACAACATCCACAACAACTTGGTTTTGTCCACCAGCTGCAGATGCAGTCAGTGTGACAGGAGTTGTTGGATCTCCTAATTCAATTGTAGGATCGTTAACTGACATTGAAGCAGAGTTCACTGTAGTTGTAGTTCCATCAATTTGGAGGTCACCTTTAATAATAACAAGACCACCCGCATCAGTTGTAGGGTCAGGGTCAAGTATTAATTCTGTAACAGAGTTGATAGTTGTAATTGAGTTACCATCTAATTTAAGATTGTCAATCTCAATAGAACCAGTCTGTTGTGTATTACCAGAAATGTTTGTTTGACCATTAAAGGTTACACCATTCTGGAATGTAGTTGTTGAGTTAACTGTAAGTGAGTCACCAGCTGCAGTTCCGATTGTTGCATTGTCGTCAACTTGTAGATCTTTGATCCATGCTGTTGCTGCAACACCGATACCACCTGCAAATGTAACACCCGCAGTTGCTACGTTAGAAGCATCTGTGGTATTTGCAAAGTTTACCTTACTTGTTGATGTGGTTCCGACTTCAATGTCTGCACCATCAATCTTTAGTTTATCACTTGTTGTCTCGTCATATACTATAGAAGCATCTTTGTTATTACCAAAGATTAGTTTCATATCGTCAGCGATACGCAAGTCGGGAGTTCCCGCGACACGCTTGACGTCTAAAACTGCATCTGAGTCATTAAATGAGAGTTCTATGTCTCCTGTAGTTCCAAACTCTACTTCCTGTCCATCTTCAACTACAATCTTACCTGTGCCATTTGCACGAAGAATAAGATCAGCGTCTGTTGTAGAAGTTGTGATTACGTTAGCATTTAACTCAATGTCATCTACTAACCATTGGTCTATCTTCGAGTTACTATCTACAATAACTGAAGAACTACCTGTAAGTGTGCCATGCACATGATCCAGTAGATCTGTAAAGTATCTACCACCTACAATCTGTGCAGCACCATTGTTATCTCCAACAAATAGTCTGTCACCCGCATTTGCTTGCGTTCCATTTGCACCAGTAGTAACGGCTAACTCACCGAACGTAATAGTGCCAGGTGCTGTAGAACCTGTGCTCCTTTTTATCAGGATATTCGATGCCATTAGAAGCTACCCCCATTAATTGTTATGTCGTTTAATACGTTTGTAGCGATGAATCTTGTGCTTGTCGCGTCATACACGAGCACTGATCCGTTTGCTAGTCCACCTTGTGATGTGTCTGTCAAATCTACGTCTGACATTCCGCCAATTGTGCCACCGCCACCACCTGTAGCGACACGTGTGACTCTTGGAACTGATTGGTCTCCAAATCTTAGTCTTGCCATTTAAAGTGTTACTCCCTCAAGAACGCTTACCGATCCTTCTAACACTCTGGACTTAATGCCAGATCCAGAAGTTATTACAACGTCGTATACAAACCGTCCACTCTTCATAGCAGCGGTCTGTGAATTAGTCAAAGATAGTTGAACTCTTCCGCTTGTAGCAGGAGATAAAACTGCAGCAGTTACTGTTTGTGAAGTGCTACTTGTGTAGTGCTTTTTAATCAAACACGCTGCCGAATATCCAGTCAGGTCAAAATCCGTTCCGTTATCATTTTCGACTGTAAAGTCAATGATAAAGTCAGAACCCTGATATATTATTAAGTTGGATACAGCACTTGCCATTCTTTAAAGAATTCCCATATAATATTTAGCTTAACTTTATTTATCCTTCTTCTCCACTAGGGTTGTCAGAAGTGCCTTAACCTCATCTAGTTCTTTTCTGAGGTCTTCTAATGTTTTATCTTTTTTCTTTGCAAGTTCTCTCGCCTTGATATATGCATCATACTGCGAAGTGTCAGTATTAAGTATTGCATTAGACGTGGGATCCCTGCCAAGAGTCGTATGACCCTCAACAGGGAGTAGTTCAATTGGTTCTTCCATTATGCTAGAGCGATTCCTCTGAAATCTTTGACTCTTGGTATATATGGTTGTGCATGATTGAGTAAACTTATCTTGATCTGGAAACCTTCAAATGCCTCTACATCCTCAACTGTGTATTCATAGTCTGTAAATGTCTCTAGGTCATTGTTAGGAACTAATTCACCTGAGTCTGGAATACCTGTTGTGTTAAAGAACTCAAATGGTAATTCATCTAGGTTGTCACTATAACCAGCTGGTATCAATTTATACATCACTCTAATCTTAGAGTCACTCCAAACGTTTGCTGCGAGCATTACTTTCAATCCAGAAGCACTCTTCTCTAGTCGTGCAACCTTAGTAATGTAGTTAGCAGCACATTCTCCACCGACATTTACTGATGGTTCTATGTTGTTAATTACGTTTCCTGTTGTAATAGCGTCACATCTAGTCAAGTCAATGACAGGAGATAGGTGTGATACTTCAGAATCAAGATTTAATTCAAGTGTCAATGACTTAACACTATTCATTCTGTTGATCTCATTGATCTGGTTTGCAACTATCTTTGTAGCAGGGAAGTAATTCTCCTCACCGAGAGATATTTCTTGGAAGTCACTGTCCTTAATAAATGATGTCTCTGCTGTAACGTTAGCAGGGAAAGGTCCGCAAGATGTTCCACTGGTTCCTTGAACTCTAGCAATGATGCTAGTGCGAGGTTCTACCTGACTCTGTATCTGTGGAGATAAGACATCCCATGGAACGTTTTGTGATGCAACGATGTTTGCTCCACCACCTTGTATACCAGTTCCTGCATTTACACCAGATATTTGTAAGTTGTAACTGTGAGGACTATTGATAGAAGTAATACCACTACTATGTGTCTTATTGATCTTAGTAAGAGGTATACCGTCAAAGTTATAGCATTCTACAATAGCACCAGCTGCATGTATCTTACCAGTTGATGATCCTGATGTTCCAGTATGGTTTCTACCATTTGTTATAAAGTTGACAACTTTGTTATTTGTGCCACTAAGTCCAGAGTATGCGATGATCTCATCACCACTACCGTCTTCTTCAGTTCCTAGTATTCTAATGAAGCCAGGATTTGATGAACTTACTGAACTACCACCTATAGTAGTATGGAAACCATTGTTTTCTGCAATCTCAATAGATGTTCCTGTGCTACTTAACTGTGCTGCAGTTGTGCTGTTTGCCACCTCAGAGATAACGCCACTCATCTTCAAGTAGTTCAATCCAGATTGCATACCATGATTACTATGGAATACTCTGATTAAGTCACTACCAGATGTTGTCTTAAGTGCATTTCTTCTTAGATTCAAGAATCCACCATTGCTTTCACCTAACTCACCGTTCTCTAGGATAAGTTTAGATGGTGCTGCTGTTGTCGGTAATGTAAATTCTGCTCTGTAAATCTTGAACATCAAGTCTTCATACTGAGAAGGAGTCCAAGTAGACGCATTCTGAGACTTGAATAAGACACCGATATATGGTTGTTCAGATATTTTCTCTCCAACGTGTGCAGCGTCAATAGCATCTTCACCTAGAAGTGAGATGAATACTTTGTATTGGTTGGAATCTGATGTCAATACCATTGCACATTCTTTTAGAAGTGGAATGTAGACAGGTGCTTTGAACTCAAATGTGGTTGGTTTAGATGCATCAGCTGATGTAAATACATCTTCTGCATCTTTAACTACCTTAGAGAATGGTAATACTGTTTGTGTTGGGTTACCGTTTTCTACAGTTCTGATATCTAATGCTACAGGGATTTCTGGATCCTTAGTAAAGAAGAATATATCAATCTTAGTTAAGAATACACCACCCTCAAGGGTTGAGTCGTCAATCAAGAATGTTTGTGCTAGTGGGTCACACCATCTAGTCTCATCTCTTGATTCAGATGTAACATTAACTAATGTTCTAGCGTCAAACTGATCCTCAGATGTAACTCTTGCATTTCTTACAGATATAATAGTCTCTTGTGTAGTCTGTAAGATACCTGATGAACTAAATTCTGCTTCACCACTAGAGTCAGATACACCAACAACTCTACTGTCATTAGATGTATCACTAAGTCTGAACAGTTTTGTTCCAGTCTTAAACTTAACGTTGCCTTCTACATTAGGTGCATCAATAAAGAATGAACCTCTAAGATTACCTTTCTTGTCTGTAATCAAATCTTTGTTTGATACTTTTGCAACTGCACCACTAGTCTCACCAACTAAGTAATCATTGATCTTAGGTGATCCGTAGTAGTTACCTTTGACTTGATCTGCAAGTGACTTAGTATCAATATTGATAAAGGTCAAGTTAGATGTGTAGTCAGTTGTTGTGCTTATGTCAGTGCCATCAATAGGATTGATTGCAATATTTTCGTTAGGAGCTGATACTCTTGCCTTAAATCTGAATTTACCGTTTCCTTTTTTAACATGAACTGTCTCACCGATTTGGAATGGAATGTTGTTTGTTTGTGCATCAGTGCTTGGATCTTTTATCACACCCATAATCTTAGGTGTAATTAACTTCTTAGGAACTGCAATGCTGTCAAAGAATGCAAAGAACTTAGTTCTTGGTTTTAGTTTTTGACATGTAAATGATATATTCCTAGAACGCATAAACTGAATATGCTCTACTGATACAACTTTACTACCCAATGATTGCTGTTCAATCACAGGAGTAACTCTATATCTAATACCTGTTCTGCTCTGTTTTGTGGTTGTTGTAGTTGTTGTAGTAATAGTTCTACGACGTTGTGTTCTACCTTTACCACCGCCACCACGCCATGATCCTACTGATCTCTGAACATCAGTTCCTGTCCATGTTGTTTTCCATGAGTTCCAATGTATAGGAGAGAAACCATTCTGGTCTGCATTGTATTCTCTGACTGTTGTTAAGAAGTTACCTTCTACAACAGGACCTTGAATAGGATTGAGTGACTTAGTATCTACCCAGTTATCTGACTCTGGATATAATTCAACGTCACCAGTAAATGTAAAGACGTTAAATGGGTTGACATTCTCAACAGCTGATGCATATGGTTGATCTACAAGAACGCTAGATGTATATGGAAGCGTAATTATATCCTCATCATTTTGTTTTACATTCTGTGATGCTGTGCTGTATTGTAGAGGAACCTGTGTTGTATAGTGTGCAGGACGCATTTGTCCTCTTTCAAAATCTGTAGATACCCTATAATCAGGATGTAATGTATCTGCAGTAGAAAGACTTGCAAAGTTATCAACTATGAAACCATTTTTAAATCTGCTAAGACCACTAGCATCTCTAATCTCCATATTTGCAGTCTCACTCTCTAGTAGTGACAACTGTGTATAGAATTCAAGTGTCTTAATTCTATCTTCTAATACCTGTATATCTCTGAAGGTATATCTCTTAAAGTTTGTTTCTACAATACTGATATCTTCTTCAACGTTAAAGACATATGGGACATATGTTATCGTTGCAAGTAACATTGCATCCTCTAGATCTTCTGGAGGTTGTGGTCTAGTGCTAGGTGCACCTTTCACAATAGAGATAATGCTATTACTGTCTAAGAATAGTTTGTCAACACGAGGTAAGTAATACTGTAAACTTAAAGTAGTTGTATCACTGATGCCAGGCAATCCTGTCTCGTTATTTGTAAATGCTCTAGATGCTTGGTTAAAGTATCCTGTTGCACTTAGAGTAAACGGTGATGCTTGAGATCCACTACCTGATAGTGCCTGTGGAACTATTGGACGGAAATCAATAACATCTCTAAGTTGAGTTCCTTCGTATGATGGAATAATTTTGTAATCTGATGCTGCATATGAGTCAACAGTATATGGATTAACACCATTAGATGTAAAGAATCTATCGAATATAATCAATAGTTTATGTGTTGGTGCTGCAACTCCAGCTTTCCTTACTAATCTAGAATAATCATAGAACTGATCTCTTTGACCATTATCAAGATCAAAGTTATCTGTAACATTTGCAGAACCTAAGTCAATACCATTTGATTGAATCTTAAGTGTAGCATTTGGTGCTGTAATAGTCTCACCATCTGTAAACTTATCATCTTCTATTGGAATAAAGTATATCTCATTTCCTGTAGTAGATACAATTCTTGCTCTTGAACCAGAAGCATCTCCTTGTATAACGTCATCTATTGCTAGTGTTCCTAGTAAGTTTGTATACTGGAAGTGTGGAATGACAGGATCACTTGCATTTGTAGATTCAAATACTGCCTTAATTTTAAATACGTCAGCACAACCAAGAGATATAAGATCATCTTCTACTCTAGTTCCATGACCATCATTAACTTGTGATAATCCATTTGAACTACCTGTAGAACCAGCTACCTTAAGAACCTTCATTCTCTCTGTAGTTTTTGCCTTACCAGATCTATCTGCACTAGAAACTGTTCCAATAACATCAATTGATGTTGCATTGGACATGCCTGTTAGTGATAAAGCATCTACGTTTGCACTAGAACCGTTAAGAGTAAATCCATTACCAGATGAATAGATTTTACCCGCATCTGATCCTGCAGTTACGATTGCAATAAAGTCATCATTATCTGACCCATTGATCCACTTTAGTCCTGCTCCTGCAGTAGCAGTTGCATTACCCGCACTAACACTTATACCAGATACAGTTGTTCTAAAACGTCCTGATGGGTTGACTGTGTTGTTATTATTTGTATTTTTTACTGCTGCATATCCAAGAGGTGTAAGAAGTTGCTTCTTCTCTGCATCTTTTATCTCTGGACGTGTCCTTATAATACCACTAGTCAATGCACCATTAGCTAATGTAGTAGATCCTAGACGAGTTACATTGAAATTAAAGTTATCAGTAACAGCGGTAACTCTTGCTCTATGAGATGCACCGTTATTTGAGAACTCTACAATGTCTCCTATTATCAATTGAGACGCAAAGTTAGACAACGTAGAAGTAATAGTTGCAGATCCTGCAGAGTGACCTGATAAAATAGGACCTGAGCCAGGTAATATAACCTTAACATCTAATACTGAATCAGCAGTTCCACCACCAGTATTGAAAGAATACTGTTTGACGTCTGCCATGTTGTATCTTTTGATACTAGATATAGTTCCTATAGTAGCTCCAACTGCATCCTTGACAACCTCGCCAGCTACGAATGTTCCATTTACACCATTGACAAGCAAATCATTACCACTATCTGACACTTCATATGCTACTGCACCACTGGTTTGACCTATCATACGGTCACCTGTAGCAGGAGATCCACTAACACTACCTGTCATGGTAAGTTTTTGTATGAAATCTACGTCAATAAGATTTGCACGATATACTGTAGATGCATTGCCAGGTGTTAAAGATCCTTCAACATAAGAAAAGTTAGCAACTCTTGCAGTTGCAATTGCATCACCCGCTGCTGAGCCAGGTGTTGCTGTTGCTTGATCTCTAAATGTAATAGTTTCATATAAACGAGGTGCCTCGTAAATATTTGTCATTAAAACAGAGTTACCAAAGTCAGAGGTGACTGTTTTGTTCATCTCTGTGTCAAATGATCTTGGTTTCTCTATATCTTTGTATGTTGATGATAACCTTTCTGTTCTATAACCCTGAACATAAGCACATCCTGAAGATAATTGTATCGCTACCTTGTCTTCTGATGGTGTGTTACCATCTTGTGTCGTTTCTGTAGATTGATATACACCACCGTTAAATCCATCATCTAAGTTTTCTTTCGCATCTACCTTGAATTTTTTAACATAGTAGTTACCAGATTCTTCTTTTGTTCTAGTTGCTAATACATCATTGATAAAACCTAGATCACTACGTTCTACCTTTTTCTCAATCTTACCAGTATTAGTTCTAAGTAACTCTATAAAGTCAGCAGAGTTAGGTGCTGTTAATAACTTCTTAACTAATGTTAGTGTAATTTTAAACCTATCTGCACCAGGTGCTGAGAAGTTTGTGCTTCCTATAGCATTGTCATATAAACTTGCGTCCTCATCAGCAGTTACGATTCTTTCTTCTACTTTTAATCCTACCTTATATGATGGATCAATCCCATACTGATCTAATATAATTGTTTGTTCTGCAACATTAACGAAATAACCTCTAGAGAAGAATATTCCTGCACCAATACTAGCAGTAGATCCAGTAGATGTGGCAGATGAGTTAAGTAACTGTGCTAATGGCGTTCCAGCTGCAATAGTAGTAGATGCATATGTTATATCGCTTTCGCAAGTAAATGTTTCTCCAGCTGTAAATGTATTAGTTGTATTGTCTTCTGCTTTTTGTAAGTAATTAAGATAGAATGTTATGTTACTTCTTGTAGAAGTTGTCGCACTGACAGAAAATAGAATACGTGCACGAACACCAGATGTAGATCCTTTAATAATCTGTCCATCTAATGATGTTCTATAATTTTCTACGTCTAGGTTGAGGTAATTATTTTGAATTAAGATACATGGCACACTCTTATTCAACGTAATACCACCAGGCACCACCATAGAACCTTCTTTGTATACGCCTTGACCAAACGTGTCTATCTGATCTTGCAACAAAGTTTGCAACGTTGTAAGTTCTCTTGCTTGGACTGGGAAGCCAGGCTTAAAGAGAACCTTTAAAAACCCCTTGCTTTTGTCGAAATCATCGAAGTAAGGAGCTATGTTTAGGTTTGTATTCTGTGCCATTTAGAATTCAATTACTACTTTTAGCTCTTCGTTTTGGTCTACCGAACGAGTGATCGGGATCCTATTATCTAGGTATAATATTTCACCTGAGTTTAATTCAATTTCTTCGTTGGCATAACCTCCAACAAATGATAAACCTAACTCAAAAACAGATACACCAATTGTTATCTGTGTTAGAGGAACAGAAGATGTTCCAAAGGTTGAATCTGGAGTTGCAGTATAAGAACTTGCAGATCCTGTAATTTGATTAGAACCAGAGAAAGCAACTACGTCACCATTTACAGTTCCATCTGTTTGATCTTGATAATACTTCAAGACTTTTGTTGATGTATCATATGATACAACCAATCCTTTTGCATTTGTAGATGCTTGAGTGATAGTCTCACCAGCTACGAATGTTCCACTAGGTGTTCCTGCACCTGACTGTGGGAATATCAATGCTTTAACAGCAGATCTAGTATTTTGACTACAAACTGTTGTAGTGTTGTAATCAGTAGGATTCAATACAAGACCAACTCTTCTATATGTTAAATCATTTGGGAAATCAATGAACGCACTAGTAGTTTCTAGTTTACTAGCAAACATAAGACGATAAGCACCTAGTTCTCTTACAGAGTCATTTCCATGACCACCGTTAGGAGGTAATACAACATCAAGACTAGCATTTTGTCCACTACCAATATTAGGAATAAGACTTACATCAATAGATGCAAAACTATATCCAGATCCTGCTTGTGTAATTGTCACGGAAGATACAGAACCAGATACCACAATGACTGTGCATAATGCTTGGGTTCCACCATTAATATTGTAATCACCACGAATAGGGACATTAGTAAATGTTCCGTTGTTATAACCAGATCCTGCATTCTCAATAACAACACTATCCACAGATCCTGCATTTGCTGCAGATTTTACAAGTGAGTTTGATAAAACAGGAATAAATTCTGAGGTAACAAACTTTAGAATGTTGTCAGCGTCAATAGTGTAAAGATACTTCCAACGATAAGAGTATACGCCAGGTGAATCTGATGTTTCAATAATAGTTGTTGAAGTTCCTGTTGGTTCTACCAATGAGGGGCGTCCTCTTGGGAAGTCAGGACTTTCACCATTATAAAGACACTTGTAGACATTGAAGTCTGAGTTCATAACATAGAAGTTACTGTCATACAGTCTAGAAGAACCGTTTGCAGTAGTTTTTGTCGGTGCATAATCAGGTTTATACATCGAATATGTTCTTCCTACGCCACCAGTGGTTTTTGTAGGATCTATCCAATCAACTCTAGGTATTACCAGAGCAGTATCGGATATGTCAACACGCTTAAAAGCAACAGAGTCACCGTAAGAAGTTCTCGCATACTCGAAACTATCAAGAGGTTCCCCTGTAGGTGGCACATCTGTGCTACCCCAAGTCTTTGCTCTACCTACAAACATATAAACCTTATTTGAGGTCTGCAAGGTATCTCTAAAGCTTTCCGCAGCGTATATTCTAAAATTGTCTGTAACTAATGCCATCGCAATATAAGCTTTATTGGTTATTTATAATGATCTTAGACGAACTTCTGGGAGGAGACTAACGTTTCCACTTGTTGTTCGTGAGAATGGGAATTCAACTGTAAATGTTGTTGCTCCTGTTACGGTAACAATATATGTTCCGTCAAATCCAGTGCCACTAGTAAATTCTAGATAGAATCTTTGACCAGTAACTAAATTATGATTACTAGAGGTAGTGACTGTGCATGAAAGTCCGCTAGAAGTATAAGTTCCTGTAAGGACTGGATGCTCTGCAGCAGTTGTTCCTTCGGCACCTCTACCACCTGTTGCAACTGTTAGTGTATTACCACTTACATCCTTAGATCCATACAATATTCTTTCACATGTCCATACTGGTGGAGTAACAGATGTATTGTAGAATGGTATCAATACTTCACCTTCGTCAGGGAAACCATTCTTCTCAGAAGAATTAAAGTATACATTCTTCAAGTTAATAGTAGTTCCCGCTTGTGATAATGTAGATGATAGGTAAGATGTTCCTAATGACAATGAATTAGATATGATTCTATTTCTTTGTTTTCTTTCTAGATCTAGAGGATGAACAACTAATACAGTAGGAGCACTAGTATATCCTGCACCACCCTTTAGATTTATGACTGATAAAACTCTACCACTTCCAGTCTCAATTGTAGTCTCAGCAGACGCACCTTCTCCACCACCACCTTGGAATATTAGAATAGGTGGAACCTCATAGTTAGAACCCTGATTAGTAATATTGACTTGTGTTACCTGTCCTCCAGTTACAGTTGCAGAAAACTCAGCAACAGTTGGTTTCAAACCTGTATATTCGTAACTATCAATAGTAGTCGAACTTGAGACAGCTGCGACAAGACGATCAGAACCTTCACTAGAAATCTTAACTCTGTCTTCTGGATCAATAGCGTTGTATGTGTTACTTACTAGAATATCTGCTGCACTACCTGTATAGATGAATAGGATACAATCAGATCCTGCTCTAGGTGCCTCACTAAACTCTATGATAGATCCTGTTAGGTTATATGCTACGCCAGGTTCCTGATACACACCATTGAGGAATATAATCAAGTTATTTTGTGCTTGAACTGCAGCGTTGTCACTTTCTAGAGAGAATGGTTCAGTATTCTCTTTCATAGTAAATGTTTTCTTCTTACTATCAAAGAATGGTTCGATAGGATCTAATTGAGTCAATTTACCAAAGTAGAATCCAAAGAAGTCCATACCAGCTAGAGGTGGTTCTGTAAATGTAAGTGTGCTACCTGTATATGTGTATGCATCAGTTGTTCCTTTGATTTGTAATGTGCTATTCAAGAATATCAAGAAGTTATCACTTGGTGGTAATATCTGTGTAGATCCACCAGACAATGTAGTAAATACTGCATCTTGTCCATCAAAGGTTACGCTACCGACATCAACTTGGAAGAATGGTTGTGTTGATGCTGTTCTAGTAATACCGTTCAAGTTTCCACTACCACCCGCTGTAGTTCCTACTGCCTGAGTTACAATCGCCCACAATGTAGATATTGTTGATGCAGTATCAACACAGCATGCCTCGGAGTATGATGTGCTACCAGAATCATTACTAATAGTATTATCTTTTATTTGTGTGCCAACAGTATCACCATTTGTAGTAACTGTTAGGTTACGCATGACCTGACGACAAATATCTCTAGCATGATTGAATACTTCTACAGACTCATCTTCTTCTCCACCTAGATGAACTGTTCCAACATAGAAGTTAGCAGCATCGTATGTTGCATCGTTTCCACCAAACTCTACGTTGTCTGCTACTGCATCTATTAGTAAGTTTGTATCACGAACACATTTGGTTTTGTAGACAGCAGAGAAAGATGGGTTTGCTGCTTGCATTCTACCGTATGCAGTTGTAGCAATAAAGTTTTGATTAAGTCTAAGTAAGTTTCCTGCGTCTGCAACTTTGCTGTATTTGTAAACACCGTAACTGACAACTGCCCTTGTGACAGCTGTAGAAGTGGCACTCACAAATGTATGTGTTGATGTATCAGATGATACACCTACGTTGACAGTAAATGTATTTGCAGTTACAGCGTCAATAGTATGCCATGCACCTTCTGATGGATCTCCAACTCTAGGATATGTGTGCTGTGTTTGGTTATTATCTAAACCACATGTAAATGTTAGTGAATTATTAGCAAAGAATATTCTGTCACCTTTAATTAATGGATGACCATTCAATGTAAGAACCATCTCACCTGTAGATGGTGTGTAAGCAATATCTGTTGGTTGGAACTGGTATGCTGAGAGTCCTACCCATGTATGTGCGTCAGTGTTTGTAGGTGCTGTTCCATTCAATGCGTTAACAGTAATTGTTGTGGTTGCCACTGCTTCAACAGGAACATCTTTCATCTTGCCTTGAGTTCCAATAGGATCTGTAGGACGTGGATATGATGCAGTTCCACCGCCACCATAGTTACAACTGAACTGTAATGACTCGTTAGCAATCCTTACTGTAGATACTGCCTTCTTAACGCTGTTTGTTACTGCAGATACGAATGTATGTGGATCAGTGTTTGTAGAAGGAATAGTATCAAGAACTTGAACTGTAAATGTATTTGTAGTGCAATCAAATGCTTCTAACCATCTGTCTGATGCATAATCTGTAGAACGAGGATAATCGTCATTACCACCACCAGAATATGTGCAACTAAATTTAATCGCACCATCTGCAAACTTAACAAAGTCTCCATTTACAAATCCATGATCGTTAATAGTTACCACCATCAGACCTGTATTAGGATCGTATGTCGCACCTGTAGGTGTATGTGTGCTAGGTGCTGATAAACCATGTCCAGAACCTATGGTCAATACCATTTCACCAGATGCAGGAGCATATGTTGCGGTTGATGGAATGAAGTGTTTGACTAATTGTTCTCCAACACGAGGATCAGATATTGCTAATACATCATTGTCTGTATAACCATTACCAGCTGCATTGAGAACGACACCACTTACTTTACCACCAGTAACTGTAATATCAGCAGTTGCACCAACACCAGAACCTAATCTATTCTTAAGTGGCACTGCAGTGTATACGCCATCGCTATACCCACTACCACCTGTGATTGCACCAAATGTTTTTATCTCATCTCCAATCTGATCTAATACAAATGAACTAGTGTAATCAGAACGATCAAAATACATTGCGAGGACTTTACTGCCTGATAATGGTGGAGTAACAAATGTTACAACGTTATTTGCAAATGTGTAAGTAGCAGGGTTTGCAATCAATCCATTTATCGCTAATAATAATTGTGATGTTGCTGCAGTCTTACCGATCTTAGTTCCTATGTCAATACCATCAACTCTTACTGCAAATGAGTCATTGATACCGTCTATAAAGCATCTTAGTGTATGTCCTACACCTGATCCTTGTGATGTTAGATCTATTGAGGTTGCACCGTCTGTTAATGCTAATTCTATTGTATTTGCATCTACAACTTTAACAAAATACTTACTAGCATTTGTAAGTCCACCAATAGGTGTGCCAGCTCTGTTGTTTGGATAATTCCCTGCATTGATAGTAGGTAGTGCAGCAGTAGGATCTGCGATAGCACCTGTAACTATTCCTGCAAAGATTGTGATAGCACTCTTGACATCAGCACAACCACCAGAATCATTAGTAATACTTAGATCTGTTTGTGGAACTATGTCTGTGTATGTTCCTACTGGAAGATCGTTAGTTACTGCTAATAAACATAAGTCTCTTGCTTTATTAAATGCATATATTGTTTCTGCCTCTTCACCAGCTACGTGTTGAATACCTGTCCCGTCAGTATATTGTTGTGCAGCATCCACACTAAAGTAGTTACCACCATACTTAAGATCATTTGTCCATGCTGCGATTACAAGTCTAGTATCTCTAGCACATTTTGCTTGATCGTATGTTAGTGATGGATATAGAGCATTTAAGAAACCAATTGTCTCTTCTACAATATAATCAATGTTATTGACGATTAAATCTCTAGCATCTAAGAATCTATCTCCACCAGAGAAGTAAGTTACTTGTTGTCCTGTTAGAAGACCATGATTAGTAATTGTAATTCTATCATTGACACTATCTACAATAGTAGTGCTAGATCCGTCAAATGTTAATGTCCTGTCGCTAATATCATCAATCTTATATGAGATACAAGATAAGATCTTCTGAACGTCTAATAACTGTTTTCCGTAGATAGAAACCTCTGTAGGAACTAATGCAGTGTAATCTGGTTTGGATAATGCAAAGTTACTAATCTTAGATAATTTACCAGTATTCTTAGCAGATGGTTTTGGTGTTATGAAGGTTGTTCCATTAAATGTTGTGCCAAGAGTATTTGTATTTGGTGACCACCAATCAAATTGACTACTTGGGTTGAGATTAGAAGTTGATCTTGGTCTAAACTCTTTCTTGACACTTGATAGTAATACTTGTGTTCCAACTACCTTAAATCCTGCAGGGTGTGCTGCAAACTTAAGTGGATTCTTCCAACTATTAATATTAATTGAAGATGATATGTTATATGAGAATTCTTGGAATCTATTACTGTCATATACACGTTGTTCGTTAAGATCTAAGAATCCAGTTGTCTTCTCCCAGTTTGCAGATGATGTGCTAATTGGTGATACGATAAATTCAGCATCTGCTCTATCAAATGCATGTATCTGACCAAACGCACCAGACTCTTCACCAAATACAGGTTCGCCAACTACAAAGTCACCTTCTATAAGTTCAACACTAACAACACGACCTGATGCATCCCAATTCTTAATAAATCCAAATGCAGTAAATGATGTATTAGATGCACCCTGATATATTCTCTCTCCAATAGAGAAAGTAGCTGGTTTCATGTATGCAATGATATTGTCACCTAAATCTGTAGTTTCAAGAAGGAAATAAGTTTGACCTGTAAGTGGATCGCCTAAAGGTGGACTTGTAAATGAAATTGTAGTCTCAGTGTTTGCATTAGCAAGAGATGTTGCTAATTTGATCTGATTAGTTGCTAATCCATTTGCAGTAGTTGCTGCTACAGCAAAGTATGTTGTTCCTACTACTAATGGTTCTGGAAGAGTTCCAGATGACTCTACTAGAGTAACTTTGGTTCCTGATGGAATCTTAGCGTTATATGGGAAGTTTATTGTGCTACTTGAGTTAAGTGCTACAAATGTATGACTGACTTTTGCCTTAACTGTAGGTGCAGATGTAAATCCTCTACCAGAATTATTAACCTCTACTGCCTGTATAATCTCGTTCTGTATTATTGGTTCTAACTCAAATAATGAACCTTGACCACCATCAAGTATGATTTCTGGTTGTGATACAAAATTAGCACCACCATTTACAACTTCAAGATAATCAATAACTTGAGTTCTGACTAATTGTAAATTATAGGTTGTATTTAACTTTGGTTTTAGTGTTCTATCGTGACTGTAGTTAAATGTAATGTTCTCACCACCAATCTTCAATATCTCACCCATATCTGATGACTTAAGAAGTATTGATGCACCAGTTCCAGATTTCTGCTCAATATTGATTATTGGAGGACTTTGATATTGTTGTCCACCAGCTTCAATATTAATAAGAGATACACCTTGATTTGATATCAATGCATTTAATGAAGAGTTGATTCCATTACCACCTTGTGCACTGATAGTAGGTGCAGATAGATAACCAGATCCAGAGTTCGTTACAGTTATAGTGTCTATTGCTGCATCTAGTAATGTCTTAGTTTGGACGACATCATTGAATGTCATTGTAACTGGTTCTATGACTAAATCATCAGCACCATCACTTCCACCTAAGTCTGCTCCAGATATTGTAATATCGTCTGCTATGTTATATGCAGTTCCACCATTTGTTACAGTTACTGTCTCAACAGTTCCTGCACCGTTCGTGGCCACCGTAAATTCAGCACCAGTCGCACTGGTTCCTGCTATAGACTTTTGTTGTATACCTGTGTATGTTTGACTTGCTCCATAGTTCGTTGCAGATTGAGTCTTAATTGAGACAGTTGCGATTATACCGTAATATGGATCGTCAAATAATACTGTTGGTGCATTTCTATAATTTGTTCCTGCCTGTGTAACTGTTACTGATGATACTTGACCCGCACCAGAAACCGCTGCAGCAACTGTAGATTGCGTTCCTGATATTGTATTAATAATTGCTACTGAGTTACCACCTGTATAAACTCTTGAGAGAATCTTAAACTCCTGTGTGCCAGTTCCAGAATTGGTTACAGTGATCGCAGTGCCTACTTCTGCTAGCTGTGGTGTCTCTGCTAACTTCACACGATCTGAATCACCTATGTTGATAATGTAGTATGTTTGTCCTACTGTAAGATTACTAACTGGGTTAGTCTGTGCTGAGACATATTTGACTGGATCTCCAGTTTTTGCATCATGTGCTCCAAAGAAGAATTGATCTGCATATCCTACTGCGTCAATCTGTGATGGATTGATGCTATATGATTTACCCGCATTGAACATGATATATCCTTTCTGTCCTGCACCAACTCTTGTATTACGTAGAGGTTGTATTCTTAATACTGATGTAATTGGGTTCCATGATATAACCTTTCCTCTAGCAGTGCTATTATCTTGAACTTCTTTTCCAATAATGATTTCATCTTTAATAAAGTTGCCTAATATATTTTCTAGCGTCAAATCTACAAAATCAGGCATTGTTACAACACAAGTAGGCAAATCAGCTTGATTATAACCAGATCCGTTATTTGATATTGATACATTTGATAATCCACCAGAAATAGTCGCTACAGCAGTAGCACCTGACCCAGATCTAGAAGAACCACTTAATTTAGGTAATGATTGATAATTTCTACCACTATCTCCAATTGTTATAGTTGCAACACCGCCTGTTGGGTATATTGAACTTGTATCATATGATACACCTACTCCATAACCAGCTTCGGGTGCAACTGCCATACTGTAGGAGAACTCAGTGGTGCTACTTACTGCGATAACTGTCTGATCGCCTAATATCGGGTCATTGATTATTGAGAAATACCTACTATTAGAAACATCACTCTTAATAGAGATTACGTTACCCATATAAGCATGGTTTTGACAAACGTAGTGTAAATTGTTTGGAGAATCTACTGTAGGGGTAATTTCTACACTTCTAGAAACTGCAGTTCCGAAGTTAGCGTTATAATCGTCCCAAGAAACTACATCACCGTTAATTCTATAAACAACTCCTTTCTCATATCTGTTTGTGCCACCATATGCATCCTCACTCTCTGAGAAGTAGATAGCATGTGTAGTATTTGATGAATCGTTTTGTAAGAATGTATATGTTACACCACGAGACATAGTAAGTGATGGTGACTGAGCAAGACTTCCATATTTGTCACCAGTCATCCAATATCCTTTACCAGATCCTTGACCAAACAGAGGATGATCAGCTGTTTTGTTCTGAACTACAACTGTAAAGGTATTTGGTGCTGTAATTGTATGTTTAATGTCATGGTAATAGAAAATGCCAGGCAAATCTACTATTTTGACTGTTAGAGAGTTCTGTTCGTTGGTGATTGGATCTCTAGACTCTTCAATAATGTTTTTGTAAGTAAAGATGTCTGTATTTGCAGGATCAAGTGTAAATGATAGAACTTGTCCACTATTACTTGCATCAGATGTATCAAAGATGTATGAGTGTCCATTTATAACTGATAAGTTTGGTTCTTTGACGTAAATGTCTGCAGGATTACCACTATTACCTGTTGTAACATTTGCTGCACTTGTTGCTGCAAAGTTTCTCTTGACTGTAAACTTCCTAGCAGTCTCTGATCTTACTACAACATAGTTTGTCTTATTGTAAGACGTAGGTGAGACACCTGAGATATTAACAATGTCTCCTGCACTAAGTTGATGTGAGTTAATACCACTAACGTGACACTGAACTTCTCGTTGCACTTGAGTTAGTGTGATAGTAAACCCAGATCCACCACCATTACCAATATTAATATCATCTGCAGATATTGTATCACCGATATCATAACCATATCCAAATTCTGTAATTGTAACTGCTTGAACAGCACCACTACCAACAACTATAGTTGCCTTTCCTAATAATCCATCACCATTGGTTGTTATAGGGACATTGATGTATGTTCCGTTAGTATAACCAGAACCACCAGTAATAGATGACCAACCATCTTGGAATAAGTTACCATCTGTTCTTACTCTAAGGTAAGTCCAATCTAAAACTCCGTCTCCTGCAGTTCCAGTAGTATGTGTAGGTGAAGATGCTCCAGAAGTTCCAGTGCTAGCTGCAACGTATACTCTATTTGCTACATGAACTAAATCTCCTTCAACATATGCAGTAGTTCCCGCCCAAGCATCAAGTAATTTCATACTTTGTAAATCAAAGTATTTGAAATGATAATTGCTATTAATAACCTTACTTGTTAATGTTCTTGTAGCAGCGTTGTCAGTTACCTTTATATCGACTCTATCACCAACTTGTAGTAGATGACTATTTGCAGTGGTTACTATAGCAACAAACTGATCATTGTAAGTTCCAACAAAACGTGCTACTGAATTAACAGTAGTTCCTTCAATTTGAGATACGATTGCACTTACACCATCTCCACCAGTTCCAGTATTATCAAACTGTAACCTATCGTTGACCTTATATTCTTTACCACCACCTTCTACAAGATATTGATTTACACCAGCTGATGAAAACTTATTAGTAGAAGATACAATTAGAGAATCCGCAGATCCACCTCTAACGAAAGGATAGTAACTAAAGTATCCGATACCATCTTCAATATATGTTAATGTCTCACCAGTCTCCATGACTATGAGAGTAGTGCTATCTTCCATTGCAAGGAAGAAGTCAATCTTATCGTCTAATTGCTTTCTCTTTGCTGTAATATTATCAACACCTACAAATGGTGCTCTGTAACGTATTGCGTCTTCATTAAAGTTTCTCTGCAATCCATTACCATTCCAGTTTACTTCATCCGCTTCACCGTAAAACTCTGATCCTACAAAGTATGGGAATGCGGGATAACCAGTGGTTCCTGTAATAGTTGTAAAGTAAGCATACACTCCATTTGGATATTCTGGAGTTACGCAGTATCTGCCATTGTAACGGTCTAAATCACCAAGACCTTCCACATATTCATAATCCTCAAGATATGTGCCTAGAGGGTCACTGAGACCGCTTAGAATAGACGCTCTTGATGTCTTTACTCTGTAACTACTTCTAATACGTTTATATGAGTTGAAAGGTGCGGTATTCTCAGGATCTTCATATCCGTAAGGTCCGTAGATAGGATGTCCGTCATACGCCCAACCAATAATAGGTGAGTGCACTGTAGGAGGTAATTCCTGCAGAGCTCCGTTATTATCTAAACCAATACTATCCTTAAGTAAGAATCTTAGTTGCTTAGGATTATAGAGGTAACCATATTCGCCATTGAAGATTAGATAGTTCTCACCTTGGAATGTAGCACCACCGTATACGTCTGTAGTCTTGGGTGATACAAATGTATTACTGCCTAGTTCATTACCTGTTGCTGCTTCATTGACAGATAGTTCTGTAAGTCTAGTCTGGAAACGTGCACCTGAGCCAGGATATACAATATCAATCCTAGTAGAACCCGCTGTATAACCAACACCCTTACTTGATACAGTAATACCAGTAACAATATTAGAAGATAGATCTACAGTAGCAAATGCAGTCGCACCAACTCCGTCTCCTGTAATAATAACGTCTGGAGGACCGAAGTATCCACTACCACCGAATGTAACAATTATACTCTCTATCTTACCGTTTAGTATTGATGGATAAGCAACAGCTCCGCTTCCACTTATCAGATTGATAGTTGGTTCGTATGTATACTGCGATCCTGCATTATCAATAGTAATAGTATCTACAGGACCTCGACAAACTGCACTAGCAGTTGCACCACTTCCGCCTCCTCCTGATATGGATACCGTAGGAACGCTCGTATATCCCGCACCACCATTCACAATAGTAATACCAGTTACGGAACCTTCCGTAATTTGTGCGGTAGCAAACGCTTGGTTTCCGCTAGTTGCACCACCACCGACGATTGATACGATAGGTTGCGTAGTATATCCGCTTCCTCCACTCGTTACGTTGATAGAGGTTACGGAACCTGTAATAATTACGGATGCTTCTGCACTTGCTCCCTCATACTCCCAATCAATAGTTCCTACTGTTACTACTCCTAATGTGTGGATAGGATAGACTGTAGGTGATGATTTGCCAGGATTGAGTGATCTGTATCTGTTTCCGTTATATGTTACTCTAAGACCAGATGCATACGTTGTATCTAACTTATACTCAGGTTCAAATTCTACAGTAGGTGGGTTTGTGATGTCATATCCAGATCCACCAATTATTTTCTCAATACTTTTTACACCACCAAACTTTTTCGTATTATTAGACTTAAATGAGAATAGTGGGACACCATTTGCACCAATACCAACTTGACCTACAGGAGTTGATGTTTTTTGTGATTTTATGCTTGGTTTAAGAGGAATACGTTTTAGATATCTCTGATTGCCAGGATCTAGGTCATTTGCAGCAAAAGGTCCTATCTTATGTGTAGGAATTCCTGTGCTTGCTACTATTGCATTAGAATCTGACTGATATGTGTTTTGAACGTCACCTGTAGTATCTTTGATCGCTATATTGATAGATGTGTCATCACTCTTACCAAATGCAAATTCTCTAGCAATAAAGAACTCAATACCAGATATACCTTGTGCAGGAGATGATGAGAAGATAAACTCGAATGTAAAGTCGTCAACAATACCTACAACAGTGTGACTATTGTTGTAAATGTCTTCTGGAGCATTTAAGATTCTAACAGAGTCATCTCTGACCAATCTATGCTTCTCTTTCGTCACTACCGTGCATCTTACCGATCCATTCGCTAATGGCGTTCCTAGGGTCGCTGAGACGCCTCTGAGAGCACGTCTTACGTTGTATACAAAACTATCCCATATAGGATCAATGCTATCAAAGCCAGGTGCAAGGGGAGTAGTGACTTTTGAGTCTGGTAAGTAGTATCTACCACCAGTATTCAGTATTACACCTCTAGTGCCACCAAATATCTTTAATTGTATCTCAGAACTGTCTACATTGGAAGAACCGTAGATTTTAAACGCAGCAATAACGTCTTGACCCGCATCATGTGCAATATTGACTGTATTGTCTCTAGCACGACTACATCCAAGGAATTGTGTAACTGTTTTATCGGTATAACTGATTATTTCGTCTTTTATCCTAAACTTACCATTTGTTTCAGGCCACCCTAGTGTAGAATCGACTGTAACAGTAGTATCTGTTAAATTAGCACCTAAATCCTCCGCTAACATCGTTTTATACGGAGTTACGAAGGTTCCTACTGAATTATTGGTATCTACGTCAATTTCATAGATTGTTCCAGTAGAAGTAAACACTTCTACGACGCCTTTTACGTAAATTCTTGCAAATCCGATATTTGGGTCGTTTGGATCTGCATCTTGATATAATACTTCGCCTACAAGTTCTATTGGGTTGCCTTTTAACGGAACTGCACGAATAATTTCTCTAGAAGTGTAAAATGCATCACTAGGTTTGAATATTCTCTCTCTAGGGTATGATACTTCTGAGTCTACGCCAAATAATGCTCTTAATACAAACTGGAATGATCTACTTGTTCCTTTTGACGAGTAGAAGTCCTTAATACGTTTTATTACAGTGCTTTCTGTTACGTTAGGTGCAAAATTCTTTGGAAATGTGTTTAGGAACTGTTCCTTAAACTTCCCAAGCATGTAAATTGGGAAAATGTTGTTTAAGTTGACAACTTCTGTGCCTTGAGTGTGTGTTGCAGCTGTTGTAAACTCAAATTTGTAGTCTGCCTTCAATCCAACTGCCTTTACAGCGTTAAATCCACGCCCACAGTCTTGAAATAGTGTTGAACCCTTGCTTTGGTAGTAAATTATCTCATCATCTATCAATAAAAGTCCTTCTGACGGAAAATCACGTGTAGATTCAACGTCAATCGTTGTAGAATCTGCAGAAGTTGCAGAAATCAACTTTGTAGTCGTAACTAGATCGCCATAATTGTCAATATTATAATAATCTGACCAGTTTTGAATTATATCAATGCAATATCCTTTTAATTCTTGCGATTTATAGTATTCCTTGACAAAATCAATGAACGTAGGATACTCTTCCCGTATAAACGACGGAAATTGTCCTCTTATATGTGTTGATATTTTGGATCTAGATTCGGGACTGACTTCCGATGGCACAGGCGGTTGTGTAACCGTTGTGGTAGGTGTCGTCCACGACCCAACTCTCCAAGAACTATTTGTCATATTAGATTAATAGCTAGACTCTGGAATTACTCCTGTTCCAGATAAGTTTGAACCACTACTGATAGTATCTTCTACTACAGTAACTACTGAGTTATCTATACCCATAGTAATATAAGTTTCTCGGAGAGAAACCAAGTCATTTGACTTAGGTGTAGCTTTAATTTGTAATGTATTATTTGTTACACTAGTAGATTGTATTATCAAGTCATTAATTACAATCTCTCCCATATCATAATCTACGGATCCCCATAATCCATCAATATACTCAAACTCACCAGTTCCTTTAACGTAGTAAAGTCTTAATGACCCTGCACCATCGTCATTTAGGAAGTAAGTATTGATGTCATCACCCACAATCTTGAATCCACTCGATAATATAGTTGGATTTGTAGATGTTTGTTGGTTAATTCTGTTACCGTAGCAAATACTGTAGTTTACACGAGTGTTTAGATCTACTGTAACGTTCTTTCTCATAGTAATACGAGTGATGTTAGAGGTAATTGACCTTTCTGCATCATCAATAATGTTCTGAACCTTAGAATATTTGAATTTACCACCAAATTTATTAAATTCACCACTAGCATTCAGTGCATTTAGTGTAATTATGATAAGATTCTTTATTTCTGCAGGAGTTCTGCGTGTATTATTGGGATTGTAATACACAAAACTGTTCAAATCTACGTAAAGAACCGATGGATCAATGATTGTAGGTTGAATTGCAGCAACAGAGAAGTCTCTGAGCTTCTTCAATACAGAATTTTTCTCAGAAAGTGATAATTTATCAGCATTTCTTGGTTTGATTGCCAAAAATACCTTACCAAATTGGGGAGGTTCCGCTTCTTCTCCACCGTAACATGCAATTGACGCAACGTTTGGGTATATTTGCGGTATAATTGCCTCATAATCTTGAGTAGAAACTGCTCTACCGAACGCAGAATAGAATTTTGGTGCGGAAAACTTGATAGATTCCGTAGATTCTGGTTCTGCTCCTCCATCTGGGAACGTAACTGTGCTAATTGTAATGCCAGAAGTTATAGCATTGTTCAAATTATCTCTAAAAGTTCCGATATTTTCAAAAACTTTCAGTCCATTAGCACCAGCTCCTGCAGAAGTTGTATATTTTACGGTTACAACGTCTCCATTCTCCAGTGCTTTTCCTATTACACCGTCTCCAAATAGTATTTCTGGTATCTGATACTCACTTTCTTCCAAGTAGAATACTTTAGATGTAGATGTAATCTTAGTAATGTCTGATACTTGTAGGTATTTCTCTGTAATTGTTCCAGAAGTTACCTCTACAATCATGCTTGTAGTATCGACTCTATTGTTTGTTAGTATAAATCTCTGTCTCTGTGTCTCATTTTTTACAAAAGTATCTTGTAAGTATAGTCCTTCCGTTAATTCTAGGTTGTTGAACGATGCAATTCCTGTTAAACTGTCTACAGATTGTGAAACATCTGTTGGAATAGAGAATACAAAGTTGTTATTATCGAGTCCTGTGAAGTTTAGAACCAATCCTGCAGCAATTGTGACTGACTTAGGGTAAGGAAATGCAGTTTGAACTGCAATATTGACTGTAGTTCTTGCTGACTTTGCAGAATTTGGTGTGTAACCAATCATTCTAGCAAGTTTTACAACGTTTTCTCGTAAAACTGCAGTCTCTAGGAACCCTTCATTGACCGCAAGGTTGGCATTTACTGCTGTGTAGTATGTGTTATACGCTAATGTATCAATTAATACAGTAAGAGACGATCCTTCAAAGTCATAATCGCTAAATTGTGACTGCGATTTCAAATATTCTTTGATTTGTGCCTTGATTTGGTTAAATTCAAGAGCATTGACTTGATTAAATGCCATTATGGTTTAAATGCTACTGTAATATCATCAAATTTAGGTTGTATGCCTAATATCAAGTAATTTATGGATACATTGAACTCGTTACGATCCTCTTCAAACACTGTATTTACACTAACAGCGGTAACTCTAGGTTCATATACCTCTATTGCTTCTTCTAAACGGTATTTAATCTCTAAATCCATTGTTGGTGTAAAATTCTCGAACAATAGACCAACTATGTTACCACCGAAGAACGGGTCAAAAGGTTTCTCAAAAAAATTGTAGAGAACAATGTTCTTTACTGACTGTTTAATTGCAGCTTCGTTCTTCAATGACAACACATCGTTTGTCACAGCATTCTTTTCAAATGTTAGTGAAAAGTCCCTAAAGGACTTTGAAGTCAAAGCCATTGAAAACGCAATATACCTTCATCAATGTATTTATACTCGTTTCTCGAAAGGTTTACGTTTTCGCTCTAGTCTATCACTACGAGGATCAGTAATAAGGTATCTACAATACTCATTTCCTTCATCATAGAACTTATCTGACATATCTACAGGAACATTTGCATTCCTTTTACCATCTATAATTCTTTTTGCCTTTCCCATTCTATCCTCCTGCAAATACGTCTTCTGAACCTTCAGCAACTGATGTGCATCCACTGATGCCATCTCCTACTCTACCACATCCTTTACCATTGACAAATACACTTGTGCTACCTGTTGCTATAGGAGCAGAGTGGCCAGGACAAGGTGAACCTGGCAATAGGTGTCCAGTATTATTATCTCCCTGACGAGAGACTCCTATACCGTTTACGAATACATTAGTGCTTGCCCCTTGTCTGGTCATACCAGAACAATGAGTGACATCTGCATCTCCTTTACGTGTGACTGCGGGCATTACTTCCTCTCTCTTGATACTAGTTCCTGTAAGTATTGTGTATACTTGCTCATCTCGTTATGTTCCTCCTCAGTATGAGGCGGTTCTGGCGATACAGGAGCAAACTTAATCAAATGGTCAAACTCATCTGGTAGGTCTCCACATCTATCAAACGTAAGGATTTCTCCCCCTTCTTTGATAATGAACTCTCCTTGCAAATTCTCCATGATAATCTTTTTAATTATTTAGAGATATACGACGCGATTTTTTACCCAAAGGTTCCAACAGTATGTGCCTTACGCATCGGTGGATACTTATACTTCAAGCGAACTGGAACTGGTTTCTTAGTTACCTGTAAGTATATTCGTAGTAGTGTCTCAGTATCTACCAATTGACATCACCATCGCTAGTCCTTTCTATAAGTTGGGTAATGCATTTATCGTGGTCACAAACAACATCAACAAGTTTCTCATACTTGTGATCATCAGATCTCTTCATATAAAGATTATAGTTGGACAGTTTAGATTCTAACTCTCCTACTTTTTCTGTCAGCTTGTCTATTGCTTTCCACGCTGCAGAGTGCCTCAAAAGTAACTCTTCATACCTATCTCTGACATCTCTATCAACATGTGTGAAGTAGTCGCCTGACATTAAATTTCCTCCTTGAATACTAATTGTTCATTATTATCATAGTTCAATCTCCAATCATCCGTGATGACATAGTAACCAATGATACTAGAACCATCACACCTATACCCATACGCTCTTACTTTTTGTCTTACATTGTCTATAAGAAATGTTTTGGTTCCATTTAGGTAAGTGGAGAACCGTTCGTCGAGGCGGATCATAGGTCGGTGAAGAAGAGGTCAACTTGTGATATTTATTATATCACCAATTCCTAACATTTGTCAACGTTCACAGTTATTGATAAAGGTATCCCATAGTGTTGGGAGGTAAGTTCATTAACTGTGTAAACCTGTCAGTATACTTCTCTATACGTCTTCCACCACCTTTTGTTGGTGTATACATTAACTCTCTCATGTTCTCTGCTATCTTTCCTTTCTTATGCTTAGTGAATGCTTCTTTCCTAGTCCAGAGATCGTAGAAGATATCCTTGTCATCAGTGTGTTCCCACTCGTGGAAGTATCTCTTGGAGATCTTCTCATAGGGACGTTCTTTCATATATTCGATATCAATACCGACTTGCTTTGTAGAGACAGCAACGACGCTAAAGATATGACTGTCCGATTTATTCCAATGCATCGTTATAGGTTCCTTACAGTCTAATACCCGACTACTCAGAAATTCTCTCATGGCACATCTTATCATGCCACCAGAGGGATGGTTAGGTTCATCTATATTACTGAACAGATATACATGTGTGTCATCGTTGTGAAAAATCAAAGGGGGCATTTTTACCTCAGAAAATATTTTGAAAAAATTTTATATTTTATATCTCGCTCGCGGATGCAAGACTTTATAGATTAGCTCTATGGGACTCCTTTAAAACGCCCCCCCGCCCGCGAACTGGGTTAGGGACTGGATCGCTGCTTAAGTTCGACTTAAAGAGCAGTGCATCGCTCACCTTGAAAGTCTTATGCGATCCAGTTCATGTGGTCTTACATTTAGACGAGGGATTACTATCACTCTGTTTCAGTGCTACCTACATCAGGTTTGCCACGCTGCCTAGAATGGGCAGTCGTCAGGAACTACAAACTGTGGTTTCTCTCCTGCCATCCATGCTGACCTCTGCTCATCCTGCCACTCCATGTGTGCCACACGCTTGAGCATCTCATCAACATGAACTTTGCTCATCATCTCGTCATATGTTAGGTCATGCTCTAGCATATACTCAGTATATACTATATCCCTATATAACCCCGTGGTTAGAGTATCCATTATATAACCCCCACTGCACCGAGGTCGCCATAGCAACCCTCGACTACTCGCTTTCCGTTGAGAGCATACCAGACGACCTCTGCATAACCGTAGTCCTCGGAAATGCTTAAGCATAGTTCATCTGCGAACTGGTGAGAGAGAACTGGTTCTTGAATGTTTGTATTTGGAACTTCGATAAATCTTTGAATTTGCATAATCTAAAATGTGATGTAATTGCTTGTTATCCTTATTATAACCCCTATATGGGTAGGGGGAGGATAAACCCCCCATACTGTAACAATCGTTAATATTGTCTTTCTATCTCTTGAATTAACTCGCTTAACTCGTCATAGTCTGCCATTGTCCATGCTGCACCGTCTGGAGTTTTTAGCATGTTGTATTCTTGCATTTCTATGATGAAGTCGAATGCGTCCTCGCATCTGCTTGCTATATGGTAAAGTGTCTCATCGTTGTTAATCCATAAGGCACAGTTCCAAGTAGTCCAGTCTGCCCAACCGTTGTAATCGGTCTTTGGATCTTCTGTGTTTAGTTCTTGCTGAAGAGTTAAAGTCATGTTTGCTTTAATTGTTTTGTTACTACTATTATAATCCCTAGCACGGTTAATGCTAGGGTTGTTGTGCCACTAATTGAACTGTCTGCTCGGGCTGAAAACGGTCTCTCTTATAAGTCGTTTTGTATATGGTATGTCAGCATTCATTAGTTCTGAGATCTTAACTGAACATTGAACACGTCTCTGGTTCTTACTGTCTACCTTTGGGTGGATCTTAACTAATGCGTCATTGTCTGAGATGCAGTTCTTTAAGACCATTCTTTCTGTTTTAGTTTCCTGCTGTGCTTGCTTTCCTGCGGGTATGTTCTTGATATAGGTTACATACTCTGCAAGTTGGTTGTAATTCATCTTTCCCCATAGTTTGCGTTCATGCTCTGGTCTGATGTAGAAAGTATACTCAGTATGGAATACCTTATTATCCCCGCACTGCTCATATACACCAACAACTAGGTTATAGTCGAATTCCTGCCTACGACGTAGCACGTCGCCACAGTCTACTCTATTACCCTTAGCAGTCTTAATGCTGTAGTCAGATATAGAAAGAAGTCCTTTCATAATATCCATGCCTGACGTATAACCATTTTCTTTTAATGCGTCATAGTCTACCTTAGACAATCCAGTGATCTGTCTAGTCTTAAGATCTTCGTAGTAGTTACCGTGTGCTTGAACTTCCATGTTTGGGTGTTTCGTTGTATGTTTATATTATAGCGTGGACTTATAGTAATTGGCAATACGCGAGATACACGCCACGCTATCAAATGTTACGCTTCGTAGAAGTAGGGGTGATCTACTTCAAACGGTTCGGGTTCGTATGATGTTGAAGCATCTATGTTCTGTTTGAGATTAGGATCATATAACCTTATTGATAGTTCGGCATCATCTGCAGTGCCTACCCATCCCTTACGGTCTAGAGCATCATCTATGATGTTCCAGACCTTATGAACTTCTTCATCATTTAAGAATGAGCAAATGTTCCAGTAACGATCCATTACTTAACCTCCATCCACTTGAACTCGGATACTGTGCCGACTTTCCATATTGTGATAGGTCTCTCAAGCAATTCTGCCTGTCTCTCTGCATGGCGTTTAGCATCTGCAAAGTGTGATCCGTCAAATACGTCTGCCCAGATCTTGACTTCGTTTCCGTAGTCTGAAGGTTGGATTGCCCAAGTAGTCATGTTGCTCTGTGGTGTGAATTGTTTGTATATACTTATTATAACCTCATCAAGTGCGTTTATGAGGTTGGAAGTGTGTATGTTAATAAAGTGTAACATATGGATTAGTGCCTATCGCTAATCCATAGAGTGCCACCAGTCGGGTGCTCAAGTGGTTCAAAGTCTCGCTTTGCCATATCGTGCAATACTGCCATAAGCACGGGATCTTTCATAGCGGACTCATTCATTAGAACGCGACCATCGAACATTGGTGTTAAATCTTTGTTGAACATAGAACTCGTAGTGGTTTGTTTCATGTCTCTATTATAGAGGATTACACGTATACGTAAAGGATCAAATGATACAACTTAACGTTTATTGATCATGACTAGTCAGCTGCTTCGCAGCGGGAAGACTACGCTCGGATGTCAAATAGTGTAGTGAAGAATAGGGCAACAAGGCGGATGATTTCCTTAATTGAGATGTTGTCTGTCATGTAAATTGTAGTATGGGGACAGCGGTGACACTATACATTATAGCATCCTGATTAAATGCTTTCTTGTATGCATCACCCACTTCTAGAAGTGCATCCACTGCAGCGGTGTCATCCGTGGTAACTGAAATTGTTTTGCTTTTCTCTAGGGTGCCTTTGTATATGCCGATTGAGTCGGTGATAGTTGCATAGTCTAGAGCAGCAAGGACCTTACTGTTTAAGAAGTCGATCCACATTTGGTTGGTGACTTTACCCGCATTAGGGATATTCATTCCTAGGGTGATTGAATGAGTTTGCATCATAGTGAGAACTTCGTATATACACTATCATACATCGGCAGCGGGTGATATCTATCCTGTGTGTGACACTTTTATTAGTGTCCACTATCACCCCATATGTCGTTCATAGGCAGTATAATATTAATATAACAAACAAGGAGAACCAAACATGAGTTGCCTACAAAACGAACTACTACTAGAGCAATGCTTCGATGAAGCGGTAGAGGATTTCTGCACAGCAAACAAACTTACTGCTGAGATGTTCGCTACTATAGAGAATCACTTAGGTGTTCAAATAGCATTAGACAGACTAGCAAGAGATAAGTTCGAGGGCATGATACAATGACCCTTGATCTTAAAATGAGAGTATTTAAACTCACAGATAACCAAGTTGATATGCTTATCGAGTCTGTTATGCTTGCCTATGAAATGGACATAGAAGAGAGAAACGACTACGACAGAGACGAGTTCGACAAGATGCTAAACGAGGTAGTAGGATCGTATAGAACGAACTACCTCTAGTATCATTTGCACTATCATTCCTAGCGATTATTCGCTATACTTAAATTAATTCAATACAGCATTTATGCCAAATCACTGCCACAATCGAGTCACCTTCTACTCAGAAGATACTACACTCAT